AGTCCTATGGGCTTAACATAATATATGTTATAGGACTAAGACGGGGTTTGCGTGTAGATGCACACGTTATTATCGGACCCTGGCCTTGTTATCGGGCGTACCCACGGTCCCACCCTTGGTTTCTCATGCGGGGAATCGAATATCGTATATCTACTGACCCTCGATTCTGAGATTTTTAAAAAAATAGGTCTTATATCTCTTGCTATTTTATTTATCTGTGGTATAATTGGGGTATGAAAACATCGTGGAGACTGAGTGTCGAGGATAAGAATCTCATCGTTCGACTTCGGGGAACGGGTTGGACAGTGAAACAGCTATGCGAGGACTACGGGGTGACTCCTATGGCGATCTACGCGATCCTGCGTGGTCGTGGATACGAGTCTACGGCCCCCGGTCCCGGACGAAAGGGGTATTCCGACGAGACACAACAGCGGGTCTTAGAGATGTATCGACAGGGGGAGACTTGTACTAAGATCGCCGGGGAACTTGGGATGTGTACTGAGACTGTGCAGCATTGGCTGGTCGCGGCGGGGCTATACCAGAAACGTGTACGACCCCCGATGTTTCCGTCCTCTCTGACGACTCGGCAAAAAGCCCGGCGGCAACATTTTCATCGGATCGTCGTCAATCACGGGGTGACGCCGGAGTCCCTTCTGGGGATGTACAAGGAACAACGCGGGAAGTGCCGGATATGCGGGCAGCATATTCGCTGGGGGAATGGGACAGCAACTTCCGTGTGTGTGGATCACTGCCACATGGCGGAGAAAATTCGCGGGTTGTTGTGTTACAACTGTAATCTCGGACTCGGTAACTTTAAGGATAGTCTGGGTTTATTGATGAATGCGGCGAGTTACATTTCCCGGTTCACCCGTAAGGGTAGTCCGTGTGAATCTGCAAAATAATTCGGTTTTTACTGGACACGGGGCTGGTTATGTGGTATAATAGAGTGTTCTTTTCTTTTTTCCTTGTCCCTTATCGCGAGGAAAATATGCGACTATTCTGGGATTCTCAACCTGATCCAGATGATTCGGTGGATGAGGATGAGGTTGTTTAATCTCTGACACTTCAGTCAATCTGTAAGACAAAAAAGAAGCGGTGAATACGATGCAGTGTGATGATTATGACTATTCGCAATGGGGTGCGAGATATTGGCGATTCATCCGTCACCTCCGAGGGGAGTGTAGCCGTTTCTTTTCTCATCCGAAGGTGAACATGTTCCTGTGGTTGAACCTCCTACTGTGGAGTGGAATCGGCCTGGGGTATTTTCTTCAACCCCCCCTCTCTTCTTCTCCCTCTGTTTACGTCTACGACGGGGTGAAAGTCCAGAGGCAAGTCGAGGGCGAGCTGTATGATAAGTTCGTGGCGGCGTGGAAGATCGAGGTTGCACGTCGTTTCCCTTATGCCCTGCTCTTTGTTTGTCACGGCTCGGTGGGATATGACATCGTGACGGGTCTGCCCGGTTGGTATCTCTTCCCCGAGGCGTCCAATCGTATCCCCGTCCGCGTTGACCTGATGGCTCGCAAGATCAGGGACGCCAACCCTGGCCGAGTCATCGTGATCCTGAGTTGTAACCCTGGGCATTTCAAACTGACTGGCCTTCCCGGCGTCTATTACGCCCTTGATAGTATATGGTTATGGCCGGACAAAAATGTCGAGGATACGTCGGGGATCAAGGCTGAGCCAGGGGTTGTGGGCAATATTCACGAGTTTATCGAGGCGACCTGATGCAGAAGTGGCTATGCGTGTGCTTTATCGTCCTAATTCTGCTGGCTTCAGCGGGGTGTTCGTCCGGGTGTTTGGCGGCCGAGCCATTTCAGACGGAGGTGTGTGGAGATGTCACGTGGAGAGACATCGGAATCTGGGTCGAATACGAGTGGAAATGGTAAGGGTGATCTTCAGCGTCCAATGTCTGTAGCGTATGGGGTTTACGCTAAGAATTGGGACAGAGTTTTTGCGGGCAAACCGAAGAGAGTGAAATATGGGTACAAGAGGAAGATTCGTGCGAGTCGAGTTCTACAGTGCTGATTGTTCGGCGGCATCGGCTCCCGTCATCCTATATGATGAGAATGGGACGGTAGTTACGCTCAAGTCCACTGAGCAACTGCTGATTGACAACCTCTGTCTATTCGCGGTTGCGGCTGTGACCTCAGCCCAAGTGCTTGAGGATCGAGATGCAGACGGTGACTACGACGCGGGTTGCCTGATCGCGGGGTTTGGTAACGGCTCTAGCGTCTTTGAGGGAGGCCCCGAGGGATTTGCTCTAAAGAAGGGTTTTATCCCCGAAGTTAAAGCCGCCGCAGCGGGAATTGTGATGGTCAGCGGCAGTGCTCACATCATCGAGGGCAGTACCGCCGGGGTCAAGCCTAGCTGGAAGTTGGACTAATGGCGCAAAGGTTCTCGCCTAGGGCTTTGACGACTGAGGTTAGAAAGCTAGCCGAGGAGGCGTTCTCCGTCACCGATGATGGGACGCCGATCACCCGAGCCGAGTCCCTTGCTCGGCTACTTTGGAACCTTGCTCTTGGGTACACGGAAAAGGTCAGGGACGAGAATGGGACGCTCAAAGACGTGACTCATCCTCCCGTCGCATGGGCTGGCCAGTTTCTCTATGACCGTTTGGAGGGGAGAGCTACGACCGCCGTCCCGGAAGACGACACAAGAATCCGTGCCGCCGATAAGGTCAGAGAGCTAGCCAAGCAGAGGTTGAATAAGATGGCGGCATCGGTGATCGGACCCCCCGTGCATAGACCTAAACCCTGATATGCCCAACGTCTTTGCAACACAGCCCGAACTCCCAACCCCGTTCCCACGGGGGGTACGGCTCTGGACCTGTCCGATCACCAGCCTCTCGGTCCCTAAACACCCCGAAGCGAATCTCCGATGGCGGGCTGAGTTACTTGCGGCGGCTGAGACTGATACCGATCTTCAGGTTGACCTGATGACCGCGTGTTCAAAGTCAGTCCTCTTTTTTGTCAACGCCTTTTTATTTACCCTCCGTATTTTCGAGCCGGGGGTGGGGGGGAAGGTACAGCAAGCGGAATTTGCTCACCTTCCCTTCGTGACATGGGATTTTCAGGACAAACACATCCTCTGGATACAGGAGAGGATAGAAAAAGGGAAAGAGGGACTGTCGGACAAGAGCCGCGACATGGGCGCAACTTGGGATCATCTAGCAGTTTATGACCACCGCTTCCTCTTCCGCAACGACGAAACACATCTGATGATCTCGCGTAAAGAGGATGCGGTTGACCAACTGGACGGGATGCCCAAGAATTATCCGCATGGGTCTTTGGCTGATCCCGGCACGTTGTTTGGTAAACTGGATTACATGTTGAATCGGTTGCCCGAGTGGATGCTGCCCCGGATGACCCGAAAGAAAATGCACCTGGTCAACCTCGATACCCGCACCCGTATCGACGGCGAATCGTCAAATGCGACGGCGGGTTCGTCTGATCGGCGTACCTCCGTCTTCCTTGACGAAATGGCCAAAATGGAAGAGGGGGAGTCGATTAAGCGGAGTACCCGTGACGTAAGTGCCTGTCGTCTCCCGTGTTCCACCCCGCACGGAGCGGGCACGGCGTTCAGTAAATGGCGGTTGAGCGGCACGATTCCCGTATTCGTGATGCCCTGGTGGGAACATCCCGAGAAGGGGCTGGGTCGATATGTCGGCAAAGATGCTCTCGGGCGATTCAGGATTCGCTCCCCGTGGTATGACAACGAGGAGAAGGAGCGAACGCCGAAGGAGTTGGCCATTGACGTTGACATGGACCACATCGGTTCGGGCGATACTTTTTTCGAGGCGATGATTCTTGAACAACATAAGAAACTGTTCGCCCGTCCCCCACTCTACAGGTTGCATCTCAACTTCAAGAAGACGATCTCCGACGACAAAGTGAGGGATGCACTGGTCCGGCGGCGGTATCAAGACATCGAACGTCGGGGGCCGCGAGAGGGTCCGTGGCGTGTGTGGTGTCAGTTGGAAAACGGGCGACCCGATCAGACGAAGAGCTATACACTAGGGGTAGATATCAGCAAGGGGCAGGGGGCTAGCAATAGCATAATGTCCCTTCTCTGCAATGAGACGAAGGAGAAGGTTGCCGAGTATGCCGACGCGAACACGCCCCCCTATGAATTGGCGAAGTTGGCCTGTGCGGCATTGTTGTGGGCTGGGGGCCGCAGTCGTCCCCTCCTGATCTGGGAAAATAATGGCGACCCCGGATTTGACTTTGGAAATATCATTGTTCACAAGTACAACTACCCCAACATCTTCTTTGACCGGGTAGTGGGAACGATCTCGGAAAAACGGGGTAGGAGGTATGGCTGGCGATCCACTCCCGAGAAAAAGGCTACGTGTTTGGGACTCTTGCGAAGAGTCTACGCGCGTGGTTCCTTCATCAACCACAGCGAAGAGGCTCTGAATGAAGCCCTTACCTATGTCCACTATGAGGGGGGCGGGATTGGTCCGGCGGAACTGGTAGAAGAGTCGGATTCGGCCCGTAAGTGTCATGGGGACAGGGTGATAGCGGATATGCTGTGTGTCGTGGGAAGGGGGGATATGCCCAAGTTTCGTAAACAAGAACAGGCGACCCCGAAACATTCTATCGGTGGGCGATTCCGGGAGTTCCAAAAACAGAAGAAGGCCGCGAGACAACCGCAAACCACGTTTGACTTTTCACATTGAGTGTAGCTATGCCGATGAACATCAGTCCAAAACAGGTGCAAGAAGCCGTTCTCAAGGGGCGAGAACGGTTTAGTAATTTCAGGAGTGCGAGATTGATGTTCCTGCGTAATTACGTTGGGCAATACTACGATCAGGAAAAAGGTGGGATTGGGGGTGAACCGCTCAATCTGATCTTCAACGCGATTCGTATCTTACTCCCATATGTCGTGATGAACTTTCCGACGTTCAACGTGCGATCTAAGTACCTGATGGCAAGGGACTATGGTGAGTTGCTGAGTCTCGCTTTGAATCAGCACTCCCAGGAGATTGACATTGATTCCGTGTATCGGCGGTGGATCGTTGACGCGATCTTTACCTTGGGGGTGTTGAAGACTGGGCTCGCGGCGAGCGACAGTGTGTACGGGTTGGATGAGGGGGATCGGATTGAAGCCGGCACTGTATATACCGAAGCCGTTGATTTCGACCATTTCTGTGTTGATCCATCAAGCCGCGATCATCTGTTCCGTGACGCTCGGTTCCTAGGCGATTCTATGTATGTCCCCCGTTCTGTGCTCCTGGATAGTGGATTATACAAAAACGATTTGGTGGAGAAGCTTTCGTGTGTCTCCAGTAAACAACAGGATGAACGGGCGCACGGCCTCAGTATGCGGGAATTGAAGGCGGAAGACATCTGGACAATGGAGGATGAGGTTGAGATCGCGGAACTCTGGGTGCCAGGAGCCAAAGCCATCGTCACAGTGCCGATTGGTCCCAACGCGGCCTTTGACGACTATCTACGGGTCGATGAGTATTATGGTTTAGACGATGGTCCGTACACCCTGCTTTCTCTAACTCCTCCGGTTCCGGGCAATCCTCTGCCCGTTCCCGCCGTTGGGATATGGAATGACCTACATATCCTGGCAAACAAGATGGCGAAGAAGATCATCGACCAAGCGACCCGACAGAAAGACGTGGTTGCGTATCGGGGGTCGGCGGCGGACGATGCGGAGGAGTTGCAACAAGCGAGGGATGGGGACACGGTTAAGTGCGATGATCCCGATGGCGTGCAGGTCAAAAGTTTCGGGGGTCAGCAGAACAGCAATGAAGCGGCATTAGGTTCGATGATGTCATGGTTCAACATGATGGCGGGTAACCCGGCAGCCCAGGGGGGCACTTCAATCGGTGGGGACTCGGCCACAGAGACGCGACTACTCGCGGGTAATACCTCCGTCGGCCTTGATGACATGAAGGGTTTGGTGTACAAGGCAGTCGGGGCTGAGGGGCGGCGACGGGCCTTCTATTTCCACACTGATCCCATGATTAACATGCCTCTGATCCGACGCCAATCCCAACCGGCTCAGTACGCACCGGGGGCGACGGGGCCGATTATGGTCTCCCCCGCTACAATGCAGGAGATTCAGGTATTCCTTACGCCCGAAGCCCGGCGGGGTGACTTCCTTGACTTTATGTTCAGTGTCGAGCCCGAGTCGATGGGGCGCAGGGACTCTCGCACGCGATTCCAACAGGCATTAGACTTCGCGGTAAAGATTCTGCCGGCAGCGGCTCAAGCGGCTCAAACCCTCGCTATGTTGGGCATTCCCTTCTCTCCGAAGGAATACATTATTCGCATGGCGAAGGATGCTGGTATTGATTGGCTCGATCAAGTCTTCTATGACCCCGAATTTCAACAGCAGATGGCGATGCGTTTGATGGCGGGACCGCAGGCTGGACCATCGAAGGGACAAGCCCAACCCAAAGACATGTCTGCCCAGATTGCCCAGAACGGACAACCCGCGAATGTGGCGGGGGGTGCCCCCGACGTAATGACTCAGATCATGCAAGATGAACAGATGGGGGCGAATCAGGGGCAGATGGAAACAAAGAAAGAGGTATGGTGATGCCATGGAAAACGGACAAACAACGAAGATGGGGGAATAGTCCCTCGGGCGTCGAAGCGATGGGTCAAACGAAGGTTGACGAGTTCAACCGCGACTCTAAGAGAAAAGAGTTGCCCGAGCATGTGAGACGGGCGAGATTGGTAAAAATAGTGGCTCGAAAACTGAAAGAAATGAGAGGTGATTAATTCCACTTTACACCTATCAGTGTACGAGATGCAAACGGGAAACCATTGAATTTCAGAGGATGAAGGACAAACACCTGACGGTCTGTCCGATCTGTAGGACCAAAACATATCGTCGAATTCCCTCCGTTCCGAACACAAACCTACGCGGGTATCACACCCCCATCGACATGTACAGTATCGCAATGGATGATGACGCGGCGATTAAGGAATTCATCGGGAAATGTCCAGACGTGGAAGTAGCCACGGATAGGGCCGATCCGATGTATGGAGTTCCCATTGCTAGAAATCGCCGGGACAAACTTCAGGCGTTAAAGGGGGCTGGTTTCGTGGAGACAAACTAGAAAAAAGGAGAGGATAACTCAGTTTTTATTGGACAAAGGGCCGTTTGTGTGGTATAATTGTAACGGTAGTTCTACATTTCCCCCCTACCCCCAGCTATCACGCTGAGCAGCGGGGAAGGAGACTCAATTGCCAAGTGAAGAGATCGAAACAGCAGTAGCACCCGAAATCCCCTCATCCCGAGTGGAGGACGATTCGTTCGCTGAGGAGAAGTCCGCCACTACGGGGACAAAGACCCCGGTAGAGGACCGTGCGGCTTTTGTGTCGAGAGTGGCGGAGAAACTTCGTACTCTTGCCGCGACTTCTGACGGCAGGGATAGCGGGGACACCACTTTGGGTACTGAGGGCACTGACAGTTCTGCTGATCCGTCAGTTGCCACTCCTACCCCCGTTCCCGTCGAAAATGAGGCGGGCGGAGAGGCGACGGGGACGGGAGAAACTGACGAGTCAAAGGATGCAGCAGTCAAAGTTCCGGTAAAGCCGGATGCTGAGACTCCTACCCTTCCTGATTCGTACCGGCGTTCGTTGAAGGCGTATGGCTGGGAAGATGCGGACATTGACAAAAACCTTCAGGTTATGGGCAAGGATTTCATCGACACTGCTGCGAAGATTCACTCAAACCGGAATTCCGAGGTGGGTCAGTGGGCAGAGGCAGGACGCCAAGCCCGCGAGCAGCAGTCAAAGAGCGGGACGACCCCCCAGGCTGCACCGCCAAACGCCGGTAGTCTTCAATCTCTTGATGTTGAGAAATTGAAGGAACAGTACGGCGAGGACGCTTTGATTACCCAGCTTGTCCTTCCGATGAATGCGATGATTGAACAGATGAACCGGATGCTTCCGGCTGTGCAAGAAACGCAACAGAAGGCTAGTCAAGCTGAGCAGGATGCTTTGCTCCGGCAGATTGACGGCTTCTTTGGTAGTAGGGAAATGGACGCCTACAAGACCGTCTACGGCAGCGGGGATAAACTTACGGAGGAGCATTATACAGCCCGCAACAAGGTGTTGGAAATGGCGGATGCGTTGGTGGTCGGGGCGAGTTTGCAACACCGCAGACTCTCATCTGCGGACGCTTTGCAGATGGCCCATGATTCTGTTTCCAGCGGGTTCAAGAAACAAGAAGCCCGTGCTGAGATCAAAGGGCAACTAGCGAAACGGGCAAAAGGAATCACCCTCAAACCCTCTTCTCGTCAACCAGTGAAGAGGAGTGGTGAGGGGATGACCCGTGAAGAATTGGTGAAGACGGTTGGTCAAAAACTAGCCGCAATGCGTGGTGATTAACTATTAACTCAAAGACCGGCTGGGCAGTAACTCTCGGTTGGTGAAGGATTTCTATGGGCGTGGACATCAGCCAAATGCCTGATCTGCTTCTGACGACTTTGGCGAATCGTGCGAAGGATTTTTTCGAGGTTATGTGGGACACCCCCGATCTTGTGTTTTGCCGGATTTATAATGAGCATCGCCGGAAGATTGCTGGAGGCACAAGTCTCAAACGGCATGTGATGTTGGACCGAGTGGGGCGGGCGAAGTATCGTCAGATGTTCGATACTGACACTCCGGCCGTGGATAACACCCTACACGAGATTGATGTGCATTGGTCTCAGTTGGGTACGTCCTACTCGTGGGACGAATTGGAACTCTTACAGAACATCGCTTCTCCTGAAGGCGTCATTGATTTGGTAGAGTCTCGCCGCCTTGAGAAGATGTGGGATTATGCCGAGTTGCTTGAGGATCGCGGTTGGCTTCCCCCAATTTCCGCGACGGATAGACTCAATCCCTTCGGCGTCCCCTACTACCTCCCCTATGCGAACAACGGGGCCACGGCGGCCGGGTTCATAGGTCAGACGATTCGATATCAGGGGGGTACGACCGGTACGATCTGTGCAGGTATTGACGCGGCGGTTGAGGATAAGTGGCGGAGTTACTGCGGTTTCTACACGCGAGTGGATAACGGCTTGCTTCGCACCCTGCGTTCGGCGATTCGTCGGACGATCTTCCGGCCCGCTCCGAATGTTCCGGTTCAGGGCAGCAATGGTGTGGGTTCTCCCTGTGAACTGTACGCGAACGATGAAGTTGTGACGGAGATGGAGGACTTGGGAGACAAGAGAGATGATGCGTCGGCCCCGAAGGATTTGGCGGGCAAGATGCTTCACAACATGGACGGCGTGGTATTCTTCAATCGTCGGCCTGTGCGGTATGTCAGCCGCATGGATGGCGAGACGGTTGTTGACTCCAATGGTGCTGCGTTCTCCCCTGATTCAATCATCTGCGTTGACTGGTCGAAGATTCAACCCATCACGCGAGAAGGATATTGGATGAAAGAGTCCAAACCGGTCTCGGGTGGGATTAGCCAGCATACTACGCTGACTGTGTTCCTTGATGGTTCGCACGCGAACCTTTGCACCAATAGGCGTGCAGCGGGCTTTAGAATCCACAAAGCCATTCCTTAAGTCTTTGTATGTCAGGAAGTTATGGGGAGAGGGCGTACCCCCTCTCCCCCCTTTTCCGCGTAGGGGAGTACCCTGCGGGATGATACGCGAGTAGTTTAGGAGATCGTGATATGAGCGTTGTGAATTTCTCACAGATTGGCGAAGCGAATAAGCCGAGTCCGTCTGTTTGGGCCGACTGCCCCAACACCCTGCTTGAAGACCTGGGCTTGGGCTATTTCGGTCATGCGGAGTTTCTTGCGGCCCCCACGGGCGTCCTTGCGGCAGCCCTTGATGCGACGATGATCGAGTTTGAGGGTGGATTCAAGTTGAGTGCCGACACCGACACCGTTCTGGCCATGAAGGCAGCGGAAGTCGGCGGATATCTCGACATCGAAGTGGACGGGGATGACAATGATGCGGCGGCTCTCTATAGCCAGCCCATCGGTAAGATCGTTAAGGGTAGCGGTCACAAACTCTGGTTTGAGGCCCGCCTTGAACTCGGGGCGATTGGCGATCAAGGCGTGTTCGTCGGTCTTGTCGAAGAGGCTGGAGCGACCCTTGATGTTGTTGCCAATGACGCCGGGGCTGATGGCGTGGTTACCGAATCTCTGATCGGATTTGTGTGCGACAATGGCGACACCAACGCCTTTGATATCATCTACCGCAAGGACGCGGTTGCGGTGGTGAGTGTTCTGACTGATTGCACGAACTCTGTGGCGATCCCCCTGGCGGAACGGTTAGCCGTGACTGCCAATACTGAGGTCAAACTCGGTATTCGATACGACGGCAGGGATCGAATTTACTTTTACGTCAACGGCTACAAGGTCGCGTCGAAGGAAATTGATTCCACGTTCGATCAGACTAAGGACATGTGTGCCATCGTCGGCATCAAGACGGGTGCTGCTGCGGCCCAGTCCATCGCGGTTGATTGGATTCGGTACGGATTCCAGACCCGTTCGTAACACTAGCGGCGGGTTTGTTCTCACCTCCCTCCTCCCTCTCTCGGGGAGGAGCGGGGGTGTTTTTGAGGCTCAGCATGTCTGAACCCACGTCGGTGTTGACTTTCGCTGATTTAATTCTTGAGGTCGCTCACAAGTTAGGCATGGCCTACTACGGGGTTGACGCTACTGGTGTGGCCGAGATTCCCATCGATGCCCACGACTTAGCGGAGTGCAAGCGAGTGGTGAACAGCGGTATTCGCATGTTTATCCACGATGCTCCGAAGTCGAATGGCTGGCGATGGACAAAACCCCTCGCCTCTGTCGTGCTGTGGCCATCTGTGGCTGCGGTCGCGGGAACTACGGTTACGGCCGTATGGAATGTGGTGACGGGCAAAACGACGATCACAGCGGGCGTGGCTTCGTTCTACGAGTCGATGGAACTGCGGACAATCACCTTCACGGTGGGCGGCAGTTTCGTAATCAGCGATTACGTTTCTTCCACTGTCGTCAAAGTGACGGGCAATGCCGCTGCTGCGAACGGCAGCACATGGGCAATGACTTCAACCGGGGACTACACTCTGTCGCCCTGGTTCGGCGGTGAGCACAGCGGTAGAATCCTCTATGTTTCCAACACTGGTGTTGGGTCGGGGATCGAATGGATTAACGAGTCAGTGATCCGGGAATGGCGGCAGAATCTCGCTAGTTCTTCGGGCACCCCATATCTCGCTGCTGTGCGAGTGATGACTACGGGTACTCCGCGTCGGCGATGGGAACTGATCGTGCATCCTGCATCGACGGAACTTCTTACGGTGCAATTCCAGTACCCACTGTACTTTGATAAACTCACGGCGGTAACGGAGGTACACCCGGCCCCGTTCGGGCACGATGAAACAGTCAAGGCGGCGTGTCTTGCTGTGGCAGAGAAAGAGAAGAATGATGCTCCTGGCCCCAACTGGGAATACTATCGGGGTATTTGTCTACCCAACAGTCATCGCATTGATGCCGCGTCGGCTCCGCGAAGACTTGGGTATTTTGGTGATCCCGGTAGTGCGTCTGAGAGTGGGGATTACCGTAACAGCGATGGGTACACCCGGCCTTTAATTGTGTATTACCCCTAACAGAAGAGAGATTTAATTATGTTGTTCAATCCGAGTAATTTCCTTGCGTGGATCAAAAACCTTGTCACGGGCGGCGGCGTCCATACGGATGGCAAAACCCCCTACAATGACAGCGGGTATCTCCGGGAGCGGCCCGTCCCCGTCGAAGAGTTGTACGTGGCTGTCGGCTTGACCGATCTGGTTGACAACAGCGGCGGTGCGGCTTCTGGTACTATTGCCGTGGTGACACTCCCCGATGCACTCACCGATAATGGTGGTGGTGCGGCCCACGATGATACCGTGGCTGTGATGACTCCTGCCGTCGCAATCACTGATAATAGTGATGGTGTCGATCCTGCGAATAACATCATTGCTGTGGTGACGACTCCCAGTCTTGCTGATTGGGACGGGGCGACAGTGCATCCCTCGGCCGCTCAAGCGACCGCGATAAGTGCTGCGATTACGGCGCTCAAGGCGGCGGTTGCTCAGATTGCGGCTAAACTCAACGTCACTACCACAGCAGTCACAGCGATCAAGGATAACTTCAAGGAGGTTACTAACTTCCAAACGGCAAATCGGGCAGCTTTTGCCTCGATCAAAAACGCTGAAGCTGACTTTGCAGCCAAGATCGCGGCCCTCAATGCCGCGATGTCCGGCACTGCGGCTATGACGCTCGTTGAAGTGAATGCCCTTGCCTACAAGATTCCCGCTACCATCAACGATATCGGGCATGTTCACTTCATCGTTCCCCGTGACTACGACGAAGCGACGGATACACTGAAGATTCGCGTTCTCGCTGATATGGTTTCGGTTGCGATCGATACCGACGTGCAACTTGACGCTCAAGTGTACGTTAAGCACCCCGGCTCTGCCCTGTCTGTTGACAAGAATCCCACGAAGCCGACGACGATTCTCTCGGCTACGGCTCAGTGGTTGGAATTTGATCTGTCGCGGTACGGTCTTCTGTGGGGCGACGTGGTTGATTTCAAACTCATCACTGATGGGCACAACGACACCGCAGGCGAGGAAGTCTGCATTCGAGCCATTGTTCCCGTGTATCGGTCCACTCTTGTTAGCTACAACGAGCGGGATTCTAGCGGTAATGATCTTCGATAACTCTTTCAATAAGACTGATTCCCTTGACCGGGGATCAGCCTTTTTCTCATGGCGAAGCAAACCCTCCCAATTCAGTCTCCAATTAAGGGCGTCAATCGCCTTTTCGCTCGGGGCGAACAGCCCGACCGAACGTGCTGGGATGCTCTAAACATACTTCCATTTGACCGCTATGGGAGACTACGCATCGCTCAGCGGCCGGGAACCTCAAAGCTGTACGCCGCTGCTCTAGGGGGCGGTACGGCCCCGGTGCAGGGACTTTGGCAATGCTCTTGGGTACTCGATCCGTTCTCTGTGGTGCCAAGTGGAGTGTTGTTTACGGAATCATTCACATACGCCAACGGGGTTTTGAATACCCTTAATCCCAACTGGCGAGCTAGTGCAACGAATACTGCTCATCGGTCAGGTGTTACAGTCGGGGTGGATAACACGCGGGTGCTCGTTGATACCGCACGGGCAAAGGGACTTACAAACGATTTCGCATGTGCAGCAGTGTATACACCGGTTTTGGCGCTGGGAACATCCTATATTATTCGTTGCACCGCAACTCCGGGACTTTCCAGCCTTTTAGATTACGGCGTGAATTTGGCCTGTCGGGTCAATGTAACTACGTATGCCACTACTCACATTTGGCTAAACTTCAATCGTCACCACATCGAATTGGTCACCGGAAGCGGAACGTCTCTCGCGTACTATGCGTTTCCTGGGGTTTTGGCGGATGCGGGGTACACCCTCGATTTGAGAGTAAATGGAGATGTGATCTCCGGGTGGGTAAACGGGATTAAGTACGTACAAGCCACATCTACTGTAGGGGCGGGAAATGGCGGTGTGGGGTTCGCGTGTCGTAACATAATCACAGGCTCCGGTGCTCGGGTAGATGATTTTATCATCTATACCGCGACGGCTCCCGCAACTTTGCGACAGACCGATATTGTGTACGCGGTGGGTGGATCGTTGTACATAGGCACGAACGCCGAAGTTCCCACTCTTGTAACCGGGGGCACTACGGTTCTGTCTACTCAGGTTTGCCCACAGGTCGCTTACCATTCAGGATATTTGTATCTTGTGGACGGCCTTAGTATTGTCATGGTAAACGTCTCCACGCGAGCGGTAGAGACGTATGCGGCCACGGTCGGGACAGCCCCGACAGATTGCACCCTCGCTTGTGTCTATCGGGGTCGATTGGTTTTGGCCGCTCCCCGCGATATGCCGCAAAATCTCTTCTTCAGTCGTGTGGGAGTTACAACCGATTGGGATTATGCGGCGGTTACGAGTGACGCGGCTTTCGCCGGCAATGCGAGTCTTGCGGGCCGTATCGGCGAACCTGTTATTTGCCTGATGCCCGCTGGCGACGATCTGCTTCTGATCGGGGGCGATCATAACGTGTGGGTGGTTCGGGGTGATCCTGGTTTTGGCGGAACTATCGACCAAATCAGTGATGCCATCGGTATTCTAGGTCCGAATGCTTGGTGCAAGGCCCCGGACAACACTATCTATTTTGTAGGCACAGGCGGCTTATATAAGATGGCTCCGGGGTCATCGACTCCCGAGGATATCAGTGGTGATAAGTATAACCAATTTTTTACGTCCCTCAACCGGGGTGCGTACTACATTCAGATGGCGTGGGATCGGGATAATCATGGGGCGTACATCTTCATCTCTCCGGTGAACACTGGGGCGGCAACGCATCTATGGTATGACGCCCGAACTAATGGGCTGTGGCCGTTGCAATTCCCCAACGCCCACGGGCCGGTTTCCTGTCTAGTGTACGATGGGGACTCCCCGACTGATCGGGTACTGTTGCTGGGTGGACGAGCGGGTTTAGTTCAGAAGATGGATAATACAGTCCGCAAGGATGACGGATCGACCATTTCGTCATATGTGGTGCTCGGTCCCTTCAGGCCGTCTTCGGGTGATAGCATTTTGACGGGTGCTACGTTTGAGTTTGGGGAGTTGAGTGCTGCTGATCTAGCGACCCCGGCTCTTTGGGCTGTTACAGCAACACTGCGGGCGGGCAAAACAGCCTACGACGTGACCGAGGGAACACCCACGGGTAAAGCTGCGGTAACGTTCTCCCGAGATCGTCGCACAAAGACGCTAACGCAACGTCTTCGGGGACAATGGTTTTCCGTGGAGTTTCGGAACGCAACTGCGGACAAGTATTTCAGTTTCGACAGCGGAGAATTGGAGTTTGAGATATCGGCGGGTAAGAATCGGAGGCAACGCTGATGGCGGGTGATTGCCGGATAGATCGAAATGCGAATGATCCTGTTCGGCTTCGTCGGAATCAGCAACGAATGGCCGTGGGGGCACTCACGGGAACGATTATTGTAAACGGCCCGCTTTTCAACACGGGTGCTGCTATTACGCTCACCCTGTTGGCAGCCGGTGGACTTCAGACCGTTACTAATGCCCTTAGTCTCAAATTGGATGGGACTACATTGGCCTTGGGAGCGGCGGGACTAAAAATCAATGGGGTACACAACCACATAAGTAATGCAGTGCCGACTGGAGTAGTTAATGGGGCGAACCCTACATTTACCCTAGCAAGCACTCCCCTGGCAAATACCCTGATGCTGTTCAAGAATGGAATGTTGCAACGTGCTGGTGCGGGTAATGACTACACCCTCGCCACAGCTACGATTACTTTTCTAGCGGGTAATATCCCGCAAACTGGCGATGTGTTATTGGCGGCATACATACTTTCATAGAAGGAGAAGAGACAATGGCTGCTACTAGAATTACGACCCAAGACATTCTGAATGACGCGATTGACAAAAACAAACTCGCCATTCTGGGTACTCTCGGCGACATCCTTACCTATTCAACTGAACCGGCGGTGTTGGGAGCCGGGACGGACGGGCAGATTTTGTCGGCTGATGATGGGGAAACCACAGGACTGAAGTGGATCAATGTCCCCTCTGCCCCTACCTTTGTTGACAGCGAAGTACCCACTGGAGTACCCAATGGAATACTCACTGATTTCACCCTCGCTGCCGCACCCGTTGCGGGCACGCTGAAACTGTACAAAAACGGCATTCGCCAGAAGGCCGGGGCGGGTAACGATTTTACGCTCGTCACCGGCACCATCACTTTTGAGGCGGGAAATATACCCCAGACTGGTGATATACTGTTGGCTGATTACCGCACCTAAAAGGTAGGCGAGGCTGAGTTTTACGGAGGTATTTATCCATGGCTGCTACACGGGTCAAATCTCAGGATATCAAAGACGGCGAAGTCCTTGTAGGAGATATCGGGGCTGCTGCTGTTACCTTCGTAAAGCTCAGTCTCGCTGCTAACCCCGGTCTTGAGGACGGGGGAGCGAGCGTGATACGGGTCAAGGTTGCGGCCCCAATTACACTGGGGGCAGCCGGCGTTGGGGTTAGTGATTTTACCAGTGGAGCCAACAATCCAGGGGTCAGGGGTACTGTTCCTGCTCCTGTACTTGGTGATATAACCAAGTTCTTACGGGGTGACGGAACGTGGGCGGCTCCTACAGGGGGCGTGACCGGGCCAGGATCGAGCACGGATCATGCCGTAGTGCGGTGGAATGGGGCAGCCGGGACTACTCTCCAAGACTCGAATTTACTTGTGGTTGATGCCGGGGCAATTCAAAGGCAAGCGGCAACTGGTACAGCGGTTGGTGGGGATACTCGCGGGACTTATGCTGTTGACCTGCAAACATACCGGGAGGTTGCCGCCCAAGTCGCTAGTGGCGTCAATAGTTTCGCCGGGGGTAGGTCTAACCAGGTAGGTGGCACGGACAGCTTTGCCTACGGAAACGCGCATCTTATACACGCCAGTTGCTCATATGGGATGTGTCTTGGGTCATCGAATACCGTTGCCGCAGCCGGAGCAAGCTCACTGGCAGCGGGTACTGGAAATACTTGCAATACCGAGGCATCTATTGCACTGGGAAAAGGCGCAGTGACCACTCACTACGCGGAGTTTGCATACGCCAGCAGCGGTGGGGGAGGAGTATACGGATTCATAATCAGCACTCTACGTGGCACTACTGCGGATGCTACCCCTACAGAACTTTCCATTGATGGCTTTGGTGTACAATACTTCACCGTGGCGGCGAGTTATGCATATTCCTGTTATGTGATGGTGCAGGCAAGAAAGACCGGGGGTGGGGGTGCAAGCATGTTTCGGCAATTACTTATCGAACGGAATGGTACTACAACCCAGTTAGTAGGAGCGGTTCAAACCGTGGGCGTGGATATTAACCCTTCGGGATACGCGATAACACTAACAGCGGATGATACGAATGATCGTTTGAAAGTCGTAGTGACGGGGGCAGGCACCGATGCCCTCAAATGGGTGGTGACGATTCTTGCTACGAAGTTGGCGTATACTTAGGAGATCGAAATGGTAGGTAGAATAGAACACGGTGGGGGGTGGTATTCTATCGAAGCTGCCGATGGTTCATCGGTGTACTATGGCCCCGGAGGTAGGGAGATGGGACGTAGAGCGGCAGACCCGAATAGGGCTACATCCCCGATTTCGACGCCCGCTCAGCCATCAGTTGTACCCGCGACAGGGGCATCTAGTGGGGGAACCCCGCTAGCCTGGCAAGGGAACACGCTCTCTGGGGCGGGGGGAGGAACGTCGGGAACTTCTATGGAACCCCGACCCCCCGGCTTGAGTGGTAATACCGCGACGGGAGGAGGCCCCACCATTTATCCGGGCGAGTCTGCCCCCTCAGCAAGTGGAGGCGGAGGCGAGAGTAGCAGCAATCAGGCGTCGTCTTCAAGGTCGCCGAATATCGGAGCAGGAGCGGGGACAGGAATGACGGGAGCGGGAGCAGGAGCAGGAGGAGCGAATATGACGACGCCGAATACCTCTGCGGGGGGGTACGACAACACCCTCCTCCAGAACCTTATGAAACAGTTTCAAACATCAACCGCAGCCTCGAATAAGGCAGGGACGGCCCAGTATAAGAACCTGATGAAGAGTGTAAAGAGTACCTCTCAAGGTGTTATGGGGTCAAGGGGAACCTACGCCCAAGCGAATGCCCTACTGGCCGGTTTTGGCAAATCTGGAGAAGCAGATATTGCGGAAAATGCGGCCCGGCAGGCAGGGAACGTCAATCAAGATATGATCTCCCGAGGTTTAGGGAACACCACGATTCGATCAACTATGCTTGGGGGTGTTGATCGTGATGCCCAGCGGGCCAGAACACTCCTCGCCGATCAGTTAACGGGTCAACGAGTTGGGCTATTGCAGAATCAAGCAGGTACACAGATGGACCTTGGGCGGTTGAGTGCTGATTCGATCCTGAGCAAACAGAATCTTCCCCCGGAACAGGCCCTCTATCTGAAGATTATGGAACAACTTGCTAGGGGTACGGGGGCGGGTACTGCTGCTACGGGTGGGGCGGAGCGTATTACTCTCCCCCCCGTTTACAACTACAACGCTGGACCTAGCTGGTTAGAGAGTCGGTTTGGACGATAGGAGATACGTATGCCTGCCCCGATGCCAATTCAAATTCGCTACGGCCCCACGGGGCTGCTTGCTCAAGCCTCTTCTCGAATAGGGGCGAATGCGGGTCTTCTTGACGCTCAGGGGGCTTTGGAGGAGCGAAGACGGCTTGAGGCCGAGTTGTGGACTCAGGAATTAAACAGGCGTCAGCAAGCTCAACAATTTGGTGCTGCACAGACTCAACAGCTTGAACTTGAAGCCCAGCGGATGCAGACGGCTCAGAGAGGGGCAACGTCTACAAGCAATGCAGCCTACGACAACGCCTCCCCGTTGGCTACGTCTATCAGGAATATGAAAAGGGGATATCTCGAATCTGCTAAATCAGAGGGCGTGACGGGGGATACCCAGAAGATGCTTGAGTCAGCGGCCGAAGACCCAAACGTAGACGTGAATGCGTTTAGAACACTCGCCGGGGAGCATGGTGCTGTGGCAAGAAAGGGGACAGAGCTTGCCGCTAAAGACGCGGACAAGAAAGCGTCCATCAAAACCAAACAAGAACTCCTTGATAGTCTGTCTGGTCAATTGCCCCCCGAATACATCACTGCTTTTGCGGCATTGGTGGGAGATGAATCGGTATCCCCTACTCAATTACGCATGGCCGTCGCCGACAAACTCAACCAGATTCAGAGTGAAAGACGCACAGAGACGGGCAGACAAATCGGCGGGATTGACAAACAGATTGCTGATGCTGAGGCTCGATTGAAGTATATGCGGGACAAGGGGGCTGTGGACCCGAATGCGGTTCCTGTGAAGTACAGCGGGGAATTCCGTCAGCCTAGTGGTCCCTCTAAAGAAGAGGCGCAAAATCTCTGGCATGTTGCTTCCTTCGGGGGGTACACCCCCTCATATATTGACAAGCCCCCCGATTTAGCAGGTACGAAGGGACTGATCGAGTATCAGAAGGAGTTGAACAATATTAGGAGTTTGCAGGAGCAGCGAAACGCTCTTGCGAATCCCGCTGCTGCATCGGCAGCACAGTCAAAGGAGGGATCACAGTTTCAGGTGGGGCAGATCATTTCCGTCAAGGGTAGGCGGTATAGGGTAACTTCCATCGCTGCGGATAGCGTGCCGATCCTTGATCCTGTTTAGTGGAGTATCCATGGGCATACGTTTAGATGATCTCCTTGCTCAGTCAGAGGCCCCCGTAGCTTCCGTTCAACCCACAGGGGGAATACGCCTGGATGATCTTCTTGTTCAACCGGATCAACCAGTTTCCGCTGTCTCCCCTGATGGGTTGTCCGCCGGCATTGCGGGGTTGAGGGCTAGGAGTAATCCCGAAGAGTGGAGAGATCGGGCAAACAACGAAATTCGCCGGATAGAGACGGGGGTAGACTTAACTAAGACAGACGCCGGAGACGGTACTTTCAGCTACCAGGAACAACAAGTTCATCCCCCGCGTCCTCTGTCCAACAGCGAGAAGATAGCGATTTTGGACGCCCATCGGCAACAATACAGCGTGTTCGATCAACAGACCCCGGAGACGGGTCAGCGAATGGCGACTCAGGAAGAGGCATATCGACAGGATCAGTTACGCCGGCAATACGAGGGACAGGGTTTCGTCCGAAACGCGGCGAATGCGGGTTTGAATGCGGTCCTCAGTTTGGGGCCGAATATCACCAAACTCATTGATCCGAATGCAGTGGGCAGTAGCAGTGGTTTGACGCTCGCTCAGGGGCAGGAGGCCGTCTCCGATGTGCTGGCAGCGGACCCTGAGTCATGGGGAACGACGGCGGGGAATGTTGTAGGTGGGGCTACCCCCTTCGTGTTAGGGCCAGCCGGACTTGCGGCGGGTGCAGCCGGTGGTGCGGGACAGTTTCGAGAACAGGTGCAACAGGCTCGCCGACAGGGTGTTGATATTCCCGCGATAAACGAACTGCTCGGGGTAGCAACTATCGCAGCGAATACTCTCCTGATGGGTAAGTTTCGCCCCGCTTCGGCAAATGCCACACTAAGTAATTTGGCCAATAATGCAGTATTCAAATCTGAAGTCGCTAACGCCGTCACACAGTATGCCTTACACGCAGGTCTCTCCGCGTCTGATATGACCATCCTACAGGTAGTGGACAACGTAATCAAACAAGCCGCCGCGAACCCAGAACAGAGTCTCACAGAGGGGGTGGGGGAAGCGGGGTTTGTGGGTGGTCTGGCCGGGGCCGTTACCCACGCTCCAGGGTTGGTTCGTGGCATTCGTGGAGCAAAGTCGGGAGTGCCGGTTGCGAACCCAACCGCAGAGCCGCCTGTTGGTCCCTATGAGAGGGCTTTCCAGGACCGTTTATTGAGCGAAGCGGAGAAACCTGGGACAAGAGTAATCGGTCGCCCGGAACCCTCCCCTTTCCCGGTAAAAGAGGGGGAGTACACCATGGAGGCCGCAACTGAGACCATGCGTAAGGGCGATACCGACATCGAAGCCGCTATGCGGATGCGTGCGGGCGGAGAGCGAAAACCCGCCCGAGCAACGGATATTCCTCCTCCCGTTGAGAAGGCCCCGACCCTCGCGGAATCAGAGGCTAACCTGCGGTCGATGTATGAGAAATTCACCACCGCGAAAGAGCAGTCTCAAGCCGAGTCTACTCTCCCCGAGGCAGAGCGATTAGCACAAGGAAAATTCGCGGATCATGCCGCCGCTGAGTTTCAGAAGAGGCTTGAAGAGGTGTCGGCCCTCCATGGTGAGGATGCGGCTGAGAATATGTTGGCTCGGATTCAACAACAGCCCACCGGGGTCCCGTCAGTTGAGACTCAATCTCAAGCGACGAATGAACCGATTCGTAAGAATGTCGGCAATTCCGCTGATGTGACTGTGGCGGCGGATCAGGGTAAACCCTCCCTTGAACAGCGAGCAAAGCCGGCTATCCCCGGTGAGGCCCGCGACTGGTCGTATACGAAATTAAAAGGCTGGGTAAAGGCTAACGGTTACGACATCTCTGCGGCTGATAACATCCGCAGCCTGAGACTTCGGGTTGCTGAGCAGCGGGGCGATTCATTGACTGATCTCCCTAAGCGGCCATCAGAGGCGTGGGGTTGGAACGCCCGGCGGTTGCGAAGGTGGGGGGAGTCAAATGGGTATGCGATTCCGGCTGAGGCGAAAACCCCCCGGCAGATTAAGGAATCCATCGACGCCCAAAGGGCAGGGTCGATTGCCTATGGGAAAGAGGCCCTAAGACAGATCAACAAGGGTCCAGGCGAGAGAAAGGCCCTAAAGGGAGTTCAACCCTCAGACGTGCCTCAGAATGCCCCGGCAGAGACGCCGGAACAGCGAACGGCTCGGGAAGAGACCGTAAGGGTGTCGATTGCAAAGGCGACGAGAGAAAAACCGAACGAGATTAGGGCTGTGACGAGTCAAGTGCAGGGGTCGGCGGGTAAGATGTTCGCCCCGATATGGGCACGGATCGAGGACATATCCTCTGCGATATACGGGCGACTGCGGCGAAGGGAGTATGATACGGGCATTGCAACGGAAAGCGCTCAACGTGAGTCACTTCCCCTGATGGAACAACTCACTACTGCCTTGGGCGGGCGAGATTCCGCCAAGTATAAGGAGGTCAGTCGCCTACTCCAGAGCCAACAGTTTGATGCGGCGAAAGCCCTGCTTCCTGAGAGCGCACGGGCGGCCGTAGATCAGTTGTCTGCAATTCGTAGGCGAGTCTTTGAAGAGGCGAGGGCAAATGGGGTAAATGCAGGAGACATCGGCCCCGAACACTGGCCCCGGTTTGTGAAAGACCTTGCAACTCTGAAGGCGTCGGTGGGGACTGAGGAGTTGGGTCAGATCGAGGCCGCGTGGAAACAGGCCGAACTCAACAGGGGTGGGCCACTTCAGACAGCTGAAAAAATGGAGATCGCCAATAAGGTGACGACGGGTTATGGCCCCAAGAAACCCGGTGCGGTCGGCCCCCCTAACGCCCGAGAACGAAGGATCGGCGAATTAACCCCCGATCAGGTCCCGTTGTATCAAGATTTCCTGTCATCCCACACGAAGTATCTTGAACAGATGATTACCGCTGGGGAGCGGGCCAAGTTTCTCGGCAAGAGTGATGATCCCTCTATGCTGAAAGAGAGCATCGGTAAGATTGTATACGATGAGATTACAGCGGGCAGGATGAAGCCCGAGCATCAGGCGGAGATGACGGGTTTGTTACAAACACTCCTAACGGGGGAGTCGGCTAGGGCATCGAAGGGAGTTCGGGTCGCAACACAACTGATCCATTTGGCTACGCTTGGGCAACTCCGGACGGCATGGAATCAGGTTATCGACGCCTCTTTTGCCGCCGGTAAACATGGGTTTAAGTCGGCTGCGACCGGCATGAAAGCGGCTCTGGGTTTCTCCCCAGCGGAGCACAAGGTAGCTATGCGGGAGGTTGGTCTAAACGATAGGGGCACGGAATTTCGGGAGGTAGGAAAACTGGCGGGAGCGGTGGGCGGGATGATGAAACAAACCGGTCTATCGCGGTTCGATCGCTTCTCCAAAGAATTGGTTATGACTACGGCTCACGACCGCTATCAGAAACTAGCCAGCAACCCGACCGGGACGGAGTATGGGCGGTTTGAGCGGAAATACAAACCAATGCTGGGTGAGACGGAGTTTAATAAGACCGTGGCGGATTACAGATCGGGGGAGAAAACTGCCCGGACGGGGTTCGTAGAGATGGTAGAGGTGGGCGAGGTGCAACCTACTTCCTTGATGAGTATGCCCGAAGCCTATATCAAAAATCCGAATCTTCGCATCCTCTACACCCTTCGTAGTTTCCAGATCAGTCAGTTGAGTTTTGTGGTGAGGAATGGTCTTCGGAAATTGGCGAGTAAAGTTCCGGGCGAACGAACTGAGGGCATAAAGACTCTAGCCCGGTTCACCACGACAATGTTGATTGCCAACGTGGGCAAGGATTTACTCTATAAGTTTTTGCATGGTGAGGATGTCAAACCCGAGGATTTGCCCCTCGCGGCAGTCAATTCAATTCTAGGTTTGGTGGGCCTAAGCACATACGCCCTTAAAACAGCAGCCTCAGACCCGGTAGCGGCGGCATTACGTTTCGTTTCTCCTCCCGTGGGATTTGCAACGGATGTCTGGAGAGACGTGACGGGTCAGAGTTGGGGCAAGGGCAGCAAGGCTGTGCGGTATATCCCGCTCGCGGGCGATGCCCTGTATTACTGGGCACCCTTTGGGCACGGGTATCACGCCAGGAAGGAAGTAGCGAAGGCGGACTTCAATGCTTCCCTGATGGACATGCGGCGGAGGGCATATACGGCGTACAGCGGCGGAGACCCTGGCACAGCACGGGCATGGATGGACAAACACAACGACCTCTTGCCCAAGGGTGAAAAGAAGATGGTGTTCTCTGATGTGCAATACCCTCCACGGGATACTAGCGAACGTAAAGCTTCAAAAAATTTGAAGAATCAGGCAACCGCTGCAATGCGGGTTGGAAACACAGGAAAAGCTCGTACATTGCTGGATGAGTACAATAGGAATCGGCGGAGTGGGCGGTTGAATATAGGAGACTTGAGAGAGTCCGCCGTACAAGAGGAGGAGTAGGAGTCATGCTGACAGGGGCAGAACAGTTAGAAATCCAGCGGATTGCCGAGCTAGAAGTGCGGCGGTATTTTGACCACTACCTTGAGGTAGTATTCCCCGCTCAAATGCAGCAAATGGTGGGAGCACATAACATGAACGAAACATCTCACGGGGGTGTGATCCTGCGAGTACGGCGTACCTTTTGGCTATTGATCGGGGCCTCGGTAATGGGGGGGCTTGGGGCGGGATTTGGGGTTGAGCGTCTTGTCAAACTTCTGGTCGCATTCTGAGGCGGGCCGTTTGTATGCTACCTGCGCCCAATCAATTGTCCGGATACTCTTAGAAATCTCCCCCTCACCCAGACCAAAGGCCCGTAACTTCCGGTAGTCCATGTACAGATGACAGACGCTCCGTAGAAAACCGGGGGAGAGATATCCGATGATCCCTTGCCGGTTCCACCACAACACACCATCTGCTTGGGCGAATTTGAGAAGGTCATCGACCCCAATCCATTCAAGGTCGATCCTATCTGTAGGTGTAAGTATTAGCCAGGAAAGCACTGATCCACTCCTTTGTTGTATACATCCGCCAGCCTCGGCTCATCGTCTGTAACTTCACTCCTCTGATGCCAATCTTCGCCCAGTTGTAGGGCGTCATTCTCGATACACCCCCTGTATCAGGGAAGTGTGCCCTGATGTAGTCATAGGCATCGCACATCTTGACCCGCCGGGGGGGTTGTCTCGGTTTTTCTTCCATGTATAGCTCTCATTCTCTCAAAGGCCCCGCGTTTGGGGTCATCCCCATCAATCAGGGGTCGCTTTCCACCCCGCGTTCCAATCCAGTTAGCCCACGGAATGCACTTGGGGAAGTCGATCTGATAGGTTCGTCTCTTCTCACAGCAACTCACCCTGATATTGTGGGTTTGACCGTGCTTGCATACAACACGCACGATCCAACAGGGAAGACTCTCGGGGGATGCGAACCCCCCGAGAATCGTGAAACGACCCTCTCCTATCGCCCGTTTGCACGCCGCAGTGGGTGCGTAGTTTGCCATTACTACGGTTAGGTCGTCTCGGGTTCTAATGGGCAATAGGGGGGTCATATGTGAGCCATAGCAATGATCGTACCCGGCGTCTTATCCCGGAGAGGTTCACTAAGGATGTAGACACATGAGCAAAAACATCACCCCGAGCACCACCGCACAGAATATAAGAGTCAACCAGGGGTCTTCCTCCGGTCCTCGATATTGACAAATCATTTGAACCTGCCCTTCCAATATTTCTCTCTGGGGCCGATAGGGCAGATTTCATGGTAAGGCACACCGTCTAACACGACCCCAGCCCCAAGGATTGACCGGGTTTTCGTGTACTGCCCGTAGTTAAAAGCGTACTTCTTGTCGTCGATCCCGCAGCCCACATCCATGCCGAATATACGACGAAGGGGATTAGCCGCCCACTTGATCCCGGCTGCGGAGTGACAGTGGCCCATCACCACACTCATCAGCATCTTCTTCATGGCGTTATATGCGGGGTGAATGCCTGAGCACCCCGTACCATGAAAATAGTACACGTCATCAATGATGAAATCATACTCCCATTTCCATCGACCCGTACCCCACGTCTCTTTAAGCGTCTTCACCAGTTGAGCGGGAATATTCACCGTCTCCGCAAGACGAACCAACCGCTCATCGTGATTGCCAATGCACACCCTCGCGTGGGGGAATATCTCTACCCACCCGGCTACAGCCGCCATTGCCCTCGCGTATTCCTCGCTTGGGCCTGGGGCGTCGGGGTGACGCGAGTGGAAAGAGATGTTGTGCCAATCAACCACGTCGCCGATGAGCATAACGCTATTGCATCTGTGCCTATTGAACAAATCCCAGCAGAAAGAGAGATAGCCGGGGTGAGTTACCGGAGCATGGATATCACCACACACTAAAACTCGACTCATTCGCCCTCCATTTGATTGTTGAGGAAATCGTGAAAAGGTTGTTCTAGAGGGCCGTAGTTTATATCAAAGCCCCGCATTAGATCGCCCGTGGCTGCTAATCTGATCTTCAACCCCAGCCATCGAGCCAAGAAGAACTCAGAAGTAGCCCCCGTACTCCTCTCCCAACCCGGTAGCATAGCGATTGATCCTTTATGACTCGCTACCAGGAGCAGGGCAAAGAGATCACGGTAGACGAAGGGTTTGGGATCGTCTACATCTCCGATGCCAGCAGCCCGATCAATGTCAGCAGGACTGACGACATTCCAGCCTTTTAGTAGGAGCTTATCGCGGGCACTGTCGAAGGCAGGAAAATTGAACTTCTCATGCCCACGCATGGGACCGGCAAGGTAAACATACCGGGAGGCGTATCCGGGTTTAACCCCGCAACTCATGCCTCGGGTGATATAATTCGCCACATCGGGGTCGCATCCGAGGACAATTAATGTACTCCAAGCATCTATCTGATAAGGGGTATAAAAATACCCGACTGGAGTATCCGACCCCTCGATAGTGGGGGGTACAGGACGGTTATCCCGGAGCTTTCGATTCGTGGGTTCGGGTTCGATGTAGGGCCGGGTGTAGGGGTCGTTCTGGGGAAAACGCTCAATCGTGGTCGATTCCAATTCCTCTTGAAGCATCGCAAGCGCACGCCATGCAATCTTCGCTGTATGCCGCAGCCCGTCTGTGTCAATCGTACCCCGTTCGATCAAATGCCGTGCTACACAGTCGGCATGATCCGTTGACTTCTCCCGTGCCCAGTGCAACGGCTCGCCGGGATTATGCTGCTGATTGCCAATGAAACTCACTCGGGCTACTTCTGCTAGGGCGTCAGGGAAATAATCGAGTACACCGCGAGCAATCGGACGTTCCTTACGGTCGTTCTTTTCAGTAGGTAAACTCAATGTAACTCCTGTTAGTTAGTTGCTGACAAGCTCCACATCATCCAGAAGGATTCGTCTCTTCACGTATACTCGCTTTTCGCGGTCGCTCATCCGCTCGAATAAATCCAGAAAACCATCCCCCTCCGAAAATCCAATCCGTACATGCGCCGAATCCCCGATCCAGATTGTTGCCTCGATATGCCTATCACCCATCTCATACTCCTGTTAGTTAGGGCGATCTGTGTACTGTTTCGCTGCCCAATCCTTTAACTTCAATCCCCTATAAACGCTGTGAACGATCCCGCCCCGCTCATAAGTAGCACTATGAGCAGAGGGAGCGTTAGCTTTCATCCGCTCCATAAAGCGACTCCGGGACACTGGTTTGATTCCCCTCGCTGTAATCCACCCCGTCCACGCATCAAATAACTCATCTTTCCCCACCTCTGATTCCACCTCGATATCGCAGCACTCCTCAATGAAAGACGCGAGGGGGCTTGTCGTAATTCGCCACTCTGCGAGGGCGAGCTTGCTGGACTCAGGGAGCGAGAACACCCCCCGCTCCCTGAGTCGCTTTAACCCCGCAAGCGCCCACACCGCGATCCCCGCGATCTCCTTGACCAGTTTGTGCTCAAGCTCGATGTCCTCTTTTCCCACGAAGGAGCGGGTAAATTCGAGGATGTTCAGCCGACGCAACATCGCCCCCGCGTTGTCAGTTAGCTCGGGGAACTCATTGGCGGCAATGCTAATACGGGCGAACAGCCTGAGCCGCTTAATCGCCTCCATGAATTTGCGGTTGACCTGCAAACCATCCCCCGCAGTGATACTCAACAGCAACTCTAACGCCCGCATCATGTCCGCTTTGGGGGTTACAACGGCATCGGGTATGGTACAGATGAGGCAATTCACCAGCGGTTGAAGCCCAAAGTCCCCAGCCAAGCACCCATAACTCGTGGAAGAGGATTGATCTTCGCCCACAAGGGCGTTGAGCACTTGGAGAATCACGCCCTTCCCCGCCGAGGTCGGCCCCCGCAGGAACATCATCTTCTGCATTGACGTATCGGGGACAAGGCAATAACCAAACCACTCTTGCAACAGACTAATCTTTAGCTGCTGATCCGGCCCCTCAAACACGCCCTCTAGGAACTTGAGCCACAGCGGGCATTTCGCTGATGCGTCAAAGGCGTAGGGGATCGCAACGGTAGAGAAGAAGTCGGGGGTCTCGGGCTGTAACTTAAACGTATTGACGCTGAGTAACCCGTTGGCAAACATGATGAGGTTCTTCGGGTCTTCCCCTTCGACTCCATTGAGCCAGCACGGGCATTGCTCGGAGGTAATCAGGGTGTACTTGCGAATGTGCTTTTCCACATTCACGATCAAACCCGATCCGAGATTGAGGGGTTCCGGGCTTGGCCCCTTTGCCGTTTGCGACAGGTACATCTTCCCATCGCCCCACAAGAGCAGGGGTTGCTCAAACTCAGCCTCGCTGAGTTTCCGGTATTTGCCCTCGGAAAACCTCCACCAATTCTCCCGCCAATTCCGCAGCAGATATTGGTCCCCGAGCCGATGCCTCTGATTGAGATACACGGAGGCAATCGTGGTATTCAAGTCGTCGGGAAGGACCGCACCCTCTACATGCTCTCGCCCGTTCTCCTCTGCATATGCCAGTAGCTTCTCACGGGTCAGCCCGTACTTGGCATACCACGCCCGCAAATCCTTTATGTGCTCAGGGGGCATAACCATTCGCACGCTCTTGCATGAGCGTCTGAGCACTTCCGCCAGGGCCTCCATGCCCTCTTTACCCGGCCATTTCCCGTCAGACTTCTTGTCATTCTCCCCGACAATCAGGGCATCCCGGCCCCGCTGTAACTCGGCTGCCTCGCCCAATCCTGCCTGATTTGAGGGGCGACCCACCGCGACAAACCCCATATCCATCGCTGCTGCAACGTCACTCATCCCCTCTACATTGATAACAGGATACTCGCTCGGGGGCAGGGCAGAGGTATCAGAGGACATCTGCCCCTCTGCCTTGCGGATGTGGAGATGCCCCATCTTCATCCGCCGGGGCGAGTCAACCCTGATGCAGATGACGGCTTTAGGGTCTTCAGGGTTTTCCGCTGACAGTAGGCAGCCATCGGCCTTTGTACAAATGGGGCACAAAACCCCCGCATCCATCGTCCGCACCCAATTCTCAGACCCAGGCTGATACGCCATTCCCCCTCGCTTGTGCTTGGGGTTTACCCCATAGATGAGTCCATGTTTCGATTTGGGAAACATGACCTTCATGTCATTTAGTGAGCGAAGGCTTAGTCCCACGGGTTCACCGTTTGCATCCCGCTCAGGAATCGCCCACCATCCCTGATAGTTAGGCCCCTTCGCAAACTCGACAATGGGCACCCAGCCCAGAGCAAGTCGAGAGAGAGAAGCTGCTGATACCCCGAGATGCTCTGCTAAAACCCCGAGCATCGCGGGGTAGGCGTTCCCTTGAAACTTTTCCAACAGCAATTCTATTTTGCAGATTGTTGGCATAGGAAATAATGGGCCGGACGGGGCTTGAACCCGCATCTCATCACTTAAGCGTGCTCTATCCAGTTGAGCTACCGGCCGCAACCTACTCCAATTTACCGTCCGGGAGTAAAGGACGCACACAATTCTCCGCCAAAGGCCCCCCATTTCCGGAGCGAGGGGCTAGCGTGGCGGAGATCGACTCTACAAAGTTGACACATGGATTCTATGAAACCCAATCCAGCCATTAAGTCAGGAGTGTTTGGACTAAACTACCCGTTCAGTCGTCCTTCGTGACTCACTTTGTTAGAGTGCGAGGTCCTTGATTACGAGATCGCGCACCCTTGCCCAATCAGCCGGGGTAAACTCAGCCTCATCCTTGTCGCCGCCGACCTCGATACAGGAGTCGATCCATGCCTTTTGGATATCAGTGTCACTGTTATCGCCCTTGTTGTTGCACACATGATCCCAGCCTTCGATCTGAGTGCATTCACCAGGGAGACCCGTTGACAAATCAGGCGATTCGTCAACTGCTGGGGGGAGAACAGCCGGAGCGGGGGGCGGAGGGGGTAACACAGCGGCCTTTCGGGGCCTACCGGCCTTTCGAGGGGCAGTGGGGGCCGCCGCCTTCTCTGCTTTCTTGGCAGCGGCATCATCCGCCAACATCTCGTCTGCCTCAGCCGCCTCAACAGCATCCGACTCGGCATTCGCTCTCGCTTCCGCCGCATCAGCCTGAGCCTTCGCCATCTTCTCCATGTTGACACTCGGGCCGGGGGTCGGGGGCTTCACCGGGGCTGCGGGCTTCGCAGGAGCAGACGCGGGCCGCACAGAGCGAGTGATCTTCAACTTGGAATTGAAGTTCTTGATGGCAGCAGCGTCAAGAGACTTCAACTCGCGGGTTGGGGGTGCGCCCCAAGCGTCAATCCAGTTGACCTGAAGGCCGGACTTTCCCTGATACTCGTGGTCCTCCAGTCGGAACAGGAGTTTCTTGCCAATCAATGCTCCATCGCCAAGCGAATCAAACTCCTCGCCGTTCCACCCTGTAGCCGTCTTCAATTGTCCATAGTTCTTGAGGTCTGTCTGCCCTGGTTCAAACACCTCAGTAGAGTTGAACAGCACGAGGTAGGCAACAATATTCTCGTCGAAAGAAGACCAGTCCACCCAACCCGGTTCGGTAAGATCGAAGTGCTTCATCCCTGCTGGGTCTTCGACCCACTTCTCAAGGGCCTTGAGTCGCAATACCGCTTGCGGAAAGCCCTTCTTCGTCTCGCCCAGAGCCGATTCGAGAATTTCGCCACGATAAGTACCAGCCGTATCCAGTTGATTCACGATCACCTCTTAGAGTAAACGCCATATGTTCACTAACGTGCCTGCTATAAAAAACAGGCATCCGATCAAGATCAAAATGTTCGCTGTCACTCCTCTACCCTCGCTCCCTCGAACACAAATTTCCACAATGAGTCATCCCCCGCTTCAGCAAAGCTAATCACCGTAGGGATTCGATACCCATTGATGGGCCGCGACTTGGCAATGAAGTGCTGTGCTCCACCGGTATACACACTTCGCACGGCATCAGTCGCCTGCACCTTTCCAACTCTCGCTTTGTCGTGATCCGCAGCTACGCGGAAATCGGCATAACCAATGCGGAAGACATGATCGGCCCACTCGCACAACTCCAAGCGCACGCTGTACTGCTTGTTGTGCTGAAGTTTAGGTCCGTCCTCAAGGTAATCCATGCCCTCAGCGTTTGCCAGAGTGATCTGAGCAAGCTGGGCCAATAGAATCACGTTGCGACCCGTCCGCACTAGAGCGTCAAGGTCAGAGAGGAGCAACCGATAGCACTCAAGCTGATGGGCGGGGCCGTCCCAACCATACTTTCTCATGCTCGTAACCGTACCTCCCTGTGCGGTCTTGTAGTGCTCATAGATGTACGGTTCCATCTGCTCATCTAGCTTCGTCACCGTGTCGATGACAACGGTACAGCCCTCGGGCCATAGATTCTTCTGATGCAGGGCATCCCGCACATCTTGGAAGCCCTCAATTCCGGGGATACTCAACACCGGTTCACCCGTCTTTGGGTGCCTGATCTTCCGTCCGCCATCATCAAGGCCGATGAAGACAGCACCGGGGGCCATAGCAGCTTCGGTTGTTTTGCCAATGCCGCTCTTGCCGTACATCACGATCTTCTCGCCCTCATTTGCGCCCGTCCAGGGCATGATGCTAAACACCTTGGCCACTCGAGCGGGGATAACAGAGGGCTTGCCCCCCATGCCGAGCATCGGTCTGAGTTTCATCGTTGCTGAAGGGGGTTTAGTCAAGTTTCGACCTCCAAATAATTTCGAGGGTGATAAATCCGAATCCGACAATCACCCCGCCATACTTGAACGTTAGGGCCAGCCCCGCCATAAAATCGGGGCCTATCCAGCGGAAAAACACACCCCTAGTCATGGTAATTCTCCTATTAATGACCGATACTTATTTGCAACCACACCGGTCCGATGCGAACCACAAGGGTATGCACAGAGCTGGTGTAATACTCGACACCAAACATCAGTCGTCCTCCACTACACTACTATCCCTTTTGGGATCAACGAATATGCGACGGAAACCCGCAGGCGTTGTTCTCCCGTCACACACGGCGTCAGCACCACACCCAAAGCAAATCGGGATATAGGAACAGGGGAAAGTAGCCCTGCATTGCGATTCATTTTCATACCAGTGCCCCGTCTTATCAAACAGCCGTTGCATCTCATAGATATTGAACAACTCAGACCTGAACTTACAAATCTCCTGATCTGTACGCACGATCTCCTTGCGGGCGTAGTAGAACTCGGGCCGCGTGTGGATATCAGCAAGGAGGCGAGCACCGAACATCTCTACCGTTTCCCTGATTGCGAAGCCCTTTTTGCCGGGTTCAACCTCCATGAGTTCCCCATTGACACTGCCCCCGCCAGAACCGCCAGTCACTACAAACACTTGCCCGCAATACTCTCCGGTTTGAATGAACTCAGCGGTCTCCTTTTGAGTCAGCATTGCGGGCTTGATCGTCGGCTTGTGCCAAACGTCGTAGAGGGTATTGCCAGGGCGATCATCCATGGAGAACTCTACCCCCGCAGCGCTCAAAATATCATTGCCCTCGAATTCGATGAGATCGCGGAAAGCCAGGGCATACATTGAAACCTGTGTATCCTTCTTTGCCCTATCCCAATAGTCAGAATCAGAAGCGATAGATCGACTTGTGCTCTTGCGTTCCATACACCCCACCATCCCCTGCCATCTAACGATGTGGTCAAACTTCCCGACCCGCACAACCTCGGCTAAGGGTAAAGGAAGTCCCACTTTTGGGGCATGAAGGGGCAGATCAAAGGGCATCTCAGAAGCCAACACTTCTACGGGGTCATTCTCCCAGTACCATAAATACCCGACGAAACTGGTGAGGAGAATTTCTCGCTCCAATGCCCACTCTTTAGCTATCTTACTCGCGGGCATTTGCTCGTATCGCTGATTCAGATAATCGACAACAGCCCTAGAGGCCGCTTCTCTAATATCCTCTAGGGGCGGCTGTCCCTCATTCTCAAGCCCCTCTGCCACAACACCAGCATAGACCTCGTGCATCGAATGCCAATTTGTCCCCATACGTTGACTGTCGGTGTCTGCGGTGAGCCGCAAACCCTCGCGGTAGGCGAGTCTGAAACGCTGGGGGCACGCTTTCAAAGCGGATATAGCACTCGCGGAAATGTGAAAGCATCGGGGATTAACTTGGGGCATTCCTATAACCTCGCAAAGACTTCATTGGTCGCTTTCCGTGACTCCTACCACCCCCACTCGCACAATACGCGAAGGCTTCGGGAGACTGTTTACCGAACTTCCTGTCTGTCTCACTGCCCGTACACATTCGTAGAAAGTGGCAGATTAACAGTGCATCCATTCTGCCATCAAGAATTCCCCCTCGGGGGCCATGGATCAGAGCTTTGTGCTCAGGGTAGAGGCGTTCAAATTCCTCAGCAGCCCTTTCATTGGCCCCGGCTATGGTCTTGCCGTCTAAACCTAGTCGATTCTTCCACAACATAGGAGAGATCAGGCAGTAGTCATTTCCACTTCGATGTAACAGGGCCTCAAGAGAACCAATCTGCCTGCCGAATCGGAAGCATCTCTCTGCTCCTTCTCCTGGTCTAGTGGTCGGATTCTCCAGCCCCCAACACACTCGGGGGAGAAGGAATACCCCCCGCAAGATGGAACACAGTTTAGTCAAATCCAGTGCCCGGTACTTCTTTATCTTTCCGATCTCCGTAACGGGCATGTCCCACACTTTGACACTCGTACCCGTTGCATTCATTAGACTGATCGCCCCGGAAAATCCCGGATCAATCCCGGCAAAAAAGGCGTACTCAGAGAGTGGGGCGTTAATGAGGGGCATATCCCTCCCGCTCTATGGTAAATTTGCCCTGAGTTAAGGGTAGATTCATTATTAGTGTGCGCAGTAGAACTTAGAGACCTTACCCTCAGCACCCAGGGGACAGTCGGGTGCCCACGCCAGGCGTTTACTCATTTCTTGGATTGCTATTAGCAACGCTTGTTCTGGCTGATGCTCCGGCACAACAGCTACAATTTCGTCATGTACATGTAGGGCGGTGTGGATACCCACACTCTCAAGCCACAGAATTGCTTCGGCGAGGATATCCCGCGATATCGCTTGGACTACGTTCTCAGTTAGAAGTCCTCCCCACACATGACCCCAACTCTTCGTCATCTCATTCCATACCTCAATCGTCGGGCCGAAATTCCCACCCTCCTTGAGCCGAACCTTGTGGTAGTAGAGTTCCCTACCGCACGGCAGCACAATGGCTACATCGCAATCAGGTCTGCTGGTGAACCTCAACCCACGGGGCATCTCGCAGGACTTGTGATACCGGGCCGTGTAGCTAAACGCTCGCTCGATATCCTTCCAAAACTGTGTGATTTTGGGATGTTCGGCTCGATACGTGTCCCTGATTTTCAGGGCTGTGTCCAGGTCAAACTCCCCCTCACCCATTTCGTGAATCCGATCTTGACCCATCCCGTACCCGCAGCCGAGTATCCCAATCTTGCCAATACTGTTTCTCGCCCATCGCATCCGAGCTTCGATAGCGGGAATCCCATCCCCGTCTTTCCGGGGTTTGCGCACAGTCCACCCCAGCACCTTTGACGCGAATCCGCAGTACACCTCTTCGTCGCGAGCGAACTTTGCTACCAAATCCTCTTGCCCCGCGATCCATGCGAGTACGCGAGCTTCAATCTGAGCCGCGTCTGCAATCACTAGCATGTGCCCCGGTGGGGCCACAAGCATTTCCCTCACTTCATTGACTAGGGCATGGCCCCGACTGCCTAGATTTTGGAGGTTGATCCGCTCTCCCCCGCTCCATCGGCCCGTGTGCGCTCCGTAGTACTTGAGGGGCACAGCCAGTTTGCCCCCCATCGCTGTTGCCTGAGCCATGATTCGTTGCACTCGTTTGATATGCAGGGGCCATGACGATGTAGCTGCCCGAGCAGCCATCAATTGCCGTACCTTCTCACTCGGGTGTTTCTCTAACTTCGCTCGTTGGGGATCATCTTTGGCGATAGCGAGAATCCACCCACTCTTCATCAGCTTGTAATACCCTTGGGGATTGTCCCCGAACGCCCGCAGAGCATTAATAAGTTCCTGCTCAAACCGCAAATCCCCACTCACCTCTTTGCGAGTCAATCCCGTGGGTTGCAATACCGCGTCAATCTCAGCTTCCATCCGCTGTATGAGGTTGACCCCCTTCTCATTGTCCACGCAGAGAGTAGGTTGCAGGAACAGGCCCAGGGTATGCTTCATCAGCGGAAGCTCAACGTCGGGGCGGCTGAGTTTGGGGAGGAGAATCGTAAACAACTCCCACTCTCGCATCACGTCATTCAACCCATAGGCGATCAGGGCTTTCTCTTGCTCCGGGGTGATACGCGGAGTAGGGATTGGGGGTTTCGGCCCTTTCTTTTTACCCCCCGGCCTCGTGTACCGCTTGCGATAGGTGACGCCTTTAAATTGCGAGGTGTCGCCCTTTTGGGGTAGAGCAAATCGTTTCGTAAGGGCGTCAAGGCTGTTTGAGGTACGAGCGTTCCAATGTCGAGCAAGTCCCAATGTATCAATAACGTGGGGAGGACTGATGCCATACTTCTCCTTCAAGATTAGCAGATCAAAGGCAGCGTTGTGCGCAACCACCGTGAGCTTTTCGAGGTTCTGCCCAAACCGATCCTGTAGGTACTTTAAGTGTTTCGCTACGCGATCTTCCCTAAGATAGAACCGAGTCTGGTTTTGGTATTCGCCGAATGGGGCCTTGCCCCCATCCATCCACAAAGTCCCCATCCCCAGCACCTCAAACTCGGGCGAGGTGACGTATTCAACCGTGCTCAACCCATCGCCCCTACCCGCCAACTTGTACTCGCCATCAAAAAAAGTTTCAAAATCCAGAACTAAAACATCTGTGGGATAATGACACTCCCGCAGGACAGCCAGCCAACTAGGCTTGTAGGTATCCCGCATGGGGAGTTTATAGTGCTCAAGCTGTTTCGCAGGTTGGGACGGGGCGACAGTCGGCGGCGGTATTTTGAGACCCCCCGAAAATTGAGGCGGGGGAGGGGGTGGTTTGGTTTGTGTCATGCGTTCTCCAAATAGACCAGAGCAAGCCGAAGTATTCCTACATCATCCCGCAGATACCCGATACCTCGATTGCAATTTCCACACAGCAACCCCCGGATTTTTCCAGATTCATGGCAGTGATCTATATGGAGATGCCGTTTACCCGGAACACAGCGGCATATCGCACAGACCCCGTTCTGAGTCCGCAGTAGAAGTTGATATTGTTCCTTTGTCACAGAATACAGCGTCTTGGTTTGTGCCCAATGCCCCCCGTCATTCGCCCTACGCCACTCTCTATGTCGGCCCAAATACTTCTCCCGATTACGCAAATAGTGATCCCTAGAATTCTTCTTAGAACAAGTACGACACCAAGAGGCTAACCCATCCTTAGCTCCCCTGCGGTGGGCAAACTGACCCACGGATTGAGATACTCCGCATTTCGTACATGTTTTGCAGGACGGTTCCATCTTCTTGGATTATTCCTTTTTCGCATGGGGGACAGGGGGCATACTTCGATGCACAACTTCAAGCGCCTTGATTGCAGGCAGAGTCATCAAGCAGTAGCCCGTTTGCACTGATCCGTAGGGCAGGAATTCCTTTGGTGTCGCAGCAATCTCTCGCAACCACCCAACCCTCGCAAGCAAATGCTCAGTCGGCTTCCCCGCGTCCAAGGAGTCATAATAGGCGAGGATCGCATTGCCGACGTGGTGACAGATCAAGTTGCCCCAACTACTCTCTGTTGAGCGGTCATGGTCAAGGGGATGTTGTTTGAGGGTGCGGGGAAACTCGCTGCCCCGCGTAGGGGCCATCTTGGGGGATAGGGACTTGAAATACCCAAGGACCAGCCCCCTAAGTCCCATATCCACATTCCGATGTCCGCAGAGATCACAGATCGCCCTGCGAATAGCCATTGCCGCTGATGCAACAGTCGCTTGTATGGGGGAACATTGGATCGGCGTTTCGACATTCCTGTCAGGTGGTTTTTTCATGCTGGTAGCAACCCGTGTTTCTGCATATAGGTGTAATTCTTAATCACCTTTTTTGACGTACACCGCCCGAGGTAGGGCATACACACAGAGGAATCCCCTTTGTGAATAGCCCGCTTGACACGACGAGCCTTCTTGCTTGCCAATGAGTTATGTCTACTCATCGTCTTCATCCTCGTCATCCTCGTCATCCTCGGGATCGTCGTTGTCGAGATCAAGATCGGGATCAAAATCGTCCCCATCCTCTTCATCTTCGATCTCGTCATCCTCGAAATGACTCTCATCGTCATCGTCGTACCATCCGACACCATTTTCATCTATCCCGTCAAAATCTCTATCGTCGTCGGGTTCCCCCGTATTCTCTGACAAATCCTCTGATTCGTCATCGTCATCCTCGGGATCGTCGTCCGGCACCAATCCGACTCGATCATCTGTTTCATCAGCCATCACGATAACTCCGATAAAATCAAAAAAAGACTAAGCAACTGTATCCCACGGGTAACACGGTCATCACTCACTGGTCTACCGCCATTACCGGCAAACGAAGCAAGCAACTCCATACCCGGTTAATGTGAACGGGATTGTCACCCATGGGAAACTGTGGCTCAGCGAGTCCTACGCAGCCTTACGCTGCTTTCGCCGAGCATCGTACCGCCGGATGACGGAATAAATGCTGTACGGGGATCGCTCCATCGAGACAAGAGTAGCAAGTCGCTCTGCCCAGGAACCAGACCGAAAACAACCCCCCCAGATACGTTGAGTCAAGACCCACGGCCCCTCTCGGGGGTACATTCCGCGTAAACGTCTGATTGCATTCAAACCCAGCATGTCGTGTCTCCTTATTGAATCAGTAATTACCGAATACGCGATTTGTCAGTATGCCTGGGCCGCACGAGCCATTTGGGCCAAGGCCCTTTGTCCATCGACCCCGCAGGCCCAAGTTGCTCTCTCAAGTATTGATACGGCTATTAAACTCAGTCGGGGCATCTCTTGTTCCACATGCCTGGGGGCGTTCATGATACGCTCCTGCACGAAAAATAATACTTCGATTGCCTCTGCGTCCAACCACTCCCCCGTCTCCCGCGTTTGTTTCGTGAAAGCCATATTATTCCTCGTTCGTATGTTAATGAAGTCATCCATAGCTATCGACAATTATACCCCACATCTTGCGCCGTGTCAAGTCTTTTCCTCTGTTTTGGAGTGGGTTTTGTCGTACTCAGCCCACGTATCCCTATCTGTACCCGCAGCTAACAGCGTTTCGAGCACAGAATTATATTTGTCCAACAGATCAGCATTGCCCGCAACAGACAGGGCAATAGCCCCGCACAGGTAGTCGAGCACCTTATGCGCCTTGCTATGACAATCTACGGCCGCCTCTTCAAACCCCCGTTATCTATCCAAAGCGGTCAAGTCTCTACGGCGAGTCTCCTCCCGCACCACGGCATGTAGGGGGCAGCGGTACGTAACTCCCTCTATAAAGACGGGAGTATCCCCCATCGGCCCACATTGGGTTCCAAAAGGTTGCTTAAAGCCGATTATAACTCTTGCTCGCTTCCGGCACTTCTCGCCACTCTCCGAAACAAACTCACAGTTGCGCATTAGAGACTCCTGGGTAAAAACTCCTCTTTCAATCACGTAGCTTCACGCCCCCCATGATCGATGCGGGGAGTTGACTTCGCCTATGCCTCTCACGGGGGAGGGGCAGATGTACTGGTTGCACATTCAGCAAAGCAGCGGGGTCTATACGATAGACTTTCCGCCGTCCCCCATTTCCAAAATTTAGCGCCGGCAATTTCCCCCCAGAAATGAGGCGTCGAATGGTTCTCGGATGAACCTTAGCAATAATGGCAGCTTCTTTTTCTGTGAGTAATTCCACTAGACTGACTCCAATGGTTTTGATTGCCCTTTTTCTAGATATTCCGCCGCGTGTCTGCATTTTGCAGCATCGTTGCGCAGCAAACCGATTGCGGTATTGCACCGGTGGCATAGTAAACCACGAATAACGCCCGTATCGTGGCAATGGTCTACGGCTAGATGCCTGCGAATTGGGGACTGGCGACATATGGCACATCGCCCACTTTGTTCTCGCGATAACCCTTCATACATCTCAGGCGTCACCCCATACCTGTACTCTCGACTCTGCTTCCGCAACCGCTCTTTATGGGTTTTGTTATACACCTTCATATACCCCCGCATCTGCTCTTTGTGAGCTTCGCGATACGCCCGACGCCGTGAACGAATCTGCTCTTTGTGGACTTCGTACCACTCCCGGCTCCGCTCTCGTGCCCGTTCTTTACGTTTTTCCAAGTCGGGCAACTTGCTCCTATCAATCAAACGCCGTATCGTGCGAGGATGCACTTGAGCTAGAGCGGCAACTTGTGCCTCAGTTAAAAGTTCAAGCATCTTCTAACCCCCTGCACACTTGAGCGCGAGCCTGGCGTAGGGCATACCCGTAGCCCGGATGTACTCGCTCCCGTTCTAGAGTGTGCATGATTTCTTCCAGCCGTCTGTGCACGCATTCCCTCCATTGAGCGAATGTCAAGCAATCCGGGGGCACCCCCCATACTTCCAATTCGGTCAAAAGCTCAAGCATTCTCGCCCTTCAGCAGTCGGGCGTATGCAAGAGCGAACGATACCCCCTGCCATTCTGACTCATACCACGATGACCTTTTCGGCAAGCCTGCTGCTGCCCATAGAGCACGTCGCACGGCACCTTGCTGGGCTTCTAAAGCAGCCAGCTTATCTATCCATTCTCGCACGTCTGCCCTATCTATTGTCGCGGGATTGTCCTTAGAGAACGGGGGTTTGTGCGCATGATGCTGCTCTACCATCTTCCCTGATGCCCAGTCGGTCACTTCCGCGAGTGTCATCTGATTAGGGAGTTTCACCGCTCACCTCCAATTATCTCGCCCCCGTAAAGATTAATAAGCTCAGCAAGCTGCATACGCGCCTCTGCCGATGACTTCCAATACCGGGGGGTCAGCCGCTTTCCCGTCTGGGCATCTTCAATCCAGTACCCCTGAAAGCCGTAAGGCGGGCATGTGTCCCAAACCGCTACCACGTCACCCCCCGGACACTGGTAGCGTATGCGACATGGAAACGGGATTAGTTTACTATCCATACTTCTCCCGTTAGGCATTGTATTTCTCCCATTGCTCTTGTGTCATTGCATTTTCCTCTTCGATGATTGACGCCCGCTCTGCCCCATCCAGGGAATAGACGTAGGCTAGCTGTGCGCCTTGTTTGTGCGCCCACCTAATCCACCGATTCAAGCCAGAATTGCGGCGACATACCCCCATCTTCAGAATTACACGCCCATGGTAAACCCACCAATAGAATTTGCTCATCACCCTCATCCCTGTAGGGGTAAATCGTATCTCCGGATAACCCTTACTCATTCCCCACCCCCAGCAGCTTTTGTAGTTGCCCTGCAATCCATCGGCAATGGTCTGCTACTCCTGGTTTGTGCCACGCAAAGAAAAGGACACCGCAGATATCTTCCGCAAGGTAGTTGTTCCATCGGGGGTGGGTGACACGCTCAACAGGAATGGAATTGTAGATATCTGCCCTGTCGCAATCGTCACATAGATAAAAGTCCCAAGTAAACCGGATAATCCCCCTGTCCACGCGGGCTAGGAACTCTCCCCCCACCAGCACGGGATCAGCAACCCCCCGCCCACGACGAAATTTCAAACGCCGAGGATCACCCGGTAGATGGTGTCTCTTACATCGCTCACAGGTCATGCCTTTTCACTTTCCCGGTTAAACAACCGCAATTTGATTCCACCATCGCCTTGCTCTGATACTGGACGCCGTAGATTTTCCCCGATGCGTTGCAGCATTACCTGCCGGTCCCACTCCTCCGCCACTAGCGGCACAATTTGCGTATTCCAATGCCGTATCGCCTCACCCATATACGCCGCAAGCTGGGCGGGGGTTGCCGTACTATCCCAATTATGCGGCCAGAGTTCGTGATATAGCCGCAATGCCCGCACTAATGCCGTGAAGGGCTTTTTCGTTTTACTCATGCCGTTTGCTCCTAACAAAGAATCTCCCCGATGCAAGGCAGCACTTCCGCCTTCTCCCCGATCAATTGTCCTCAAGCCATTGACGCCCCGTGTGCGCGGCATACCACGAATACGCCCGACCGGGAGAACTAGCAAACGCGGCGTCACCATTCTCGTTTGCTAGTACTAACATCCAATCCTGCATTTCGCCCGCAAGCTCGGCTAGATCGCTTGGACATTCTAGGTATGCCCGGACGGTTCCGAGCAATTTGGTTATCTCTCCCCGCGTCAGCGTCATTTCGCCCAACCAGGATAGTATCTGGGCAAGCCGCTTTTCCCTCTCTTCCCATCGTGCGTGTTGTATGTTAGCCGCCTCTGTTGCCGCTTTGTTCTGCCGTTGAATGATGAGGTCAAGCACAAGCCAAGATTGTTTGGCTGCGCGACCCATGGACTTGATTGGGTATTTTGTCCGCGCTAACACCGCTGCCTTCCGTGCTTGCTCTAGATCCCCCCCCGCTGCCTCAACGAGTCTATCCGCCTCACCCACGACGTGTTGTTGCTCCTCATATGTCACTTGTCTCATTTTTCACTTTCCCGGTTGATCCACCAATAGTATTTGCTCATTCGATATTCCCCCGATGGAGCATAACGGGTGTTTGGTGTTCTCCCGTTCCCCCAGTGTATTTCCTGTTGCCCCTACACGTGAATACCCGAAGTGCAACAACCGATGAAGCTAATTCTCCCCCATCGACGTACCAAGTGCGGCCATAAACATCCCTAACCCGGATGGGATCGTCTGTTTGTGTTATGTTGTTGGCGTAAAATATCATGTGCGCCATTAGTTACCGCTCTCGATTGTTTCACTCGCAGCAAAGTGATATTCCGCGAGAATTGATCCTCGCGTGAATGCTTCACCCCATCGTACTTGGATAAACCCGGACCCATTCCTCTTTAATTGGCAGACGAGTACAACTCGTCCGGGGGTTGAGGGCATGTCTTTTTCCTCCAGATCGCGCTCTCTACACAGGTAATCCCCCAGCGACGGATTACACGGATGAAGAATATCCGCTCCGGCAAAAAACGCTCTCAGTTCAGCGTGTGTCACTAGACTGGGGGCGTCTGGCCTATCGCACCGAAATAGTTTTGGTGCGGGGAGATTACCCGATTCACCCAATAATAATTGATCCTCTACTAACATGTATGTTCCTTTACTGTAATCGAGTGCAATGCAGGCGGTGGGCAGACGGGTTCTCCCCGATGCGATGTAGCATTTCCGCTTTGTCCATAGCGGGCATTCTTTCCTCGGCGGGCCAAAGTTTGACATACTCCCGCACCGCTAGGTTGTAGTCGTCCCGATCCCATTTCTTTCGCCCCGCTGCCCGCATTTGTGCATTAGCAGCATCGGCGGCGATGTCACGAGCCAATGCTTCCGTCATTGTTACCTTGCTCATACCGTTTGCTCCTCAGTGATTCCCGCCCGCTTTAGGAAAGCCCCTCGGTTGTATCCCTCTCCAAGCCCATCGGTAGGACATGTATCAAACGCATCGGCGAGGGATTCCCCTACTGCCCGTAACTTTTCGTCATACCCCCCATCGGGCATACGCACCCTATTCCAGTCACGCAAACTGTCAGCGATATCGTTATAATACTCTTCGCCCATTTAATGTTCCTTTACTGTAATCGAGTGCAATTCCTGATGGTGCTTTCGGCAGAGCCATTGCACTTCCAAGGGCTTTGAATAATCAGGATGATGACCCTGACTCGGTATACTCCCGCATACCTCACAGGGCTGCCGGGCAATACGACCAGAGCGAATCTTTTGGTTGAAAGCATTGTGGACGCGCTGATAATCCGGGTGACGCGCGTGGTATGCTTTCCGTCCGGCCTTTAAGTATGCCTTTCCCTTTTTCGACCGGCGATACTTAGCCTGTCCAACAGCACATGCCCTTTTGCCCGATACAGTTTGGCGATACGCTTTCCACCACGCTTTAGACGAGGGCAATGCCCGATATGCTTTCCTTGCGGGAGAACGGCTGTTTCGGGCTTTGGTTGCTCTACCCTTAGCAGAAGTCGCGTAGCGAGCAATCGCTGCCTTACCCCCAGGGGTTTGTACATACGCCCTAGAGTATGCCGCTCGCTTTTCTTTTGACTTAAACGGCATGATTATGCCGCCTCTGCTTCATAGCTAGGCCAAAGATGCCTTAACCCTTTGGGCAAATAGTCGGTAACAATTGCGATCAGCTCACTTTCACTCACTGACCCCGTTTGATGCCCGTCACGGGCAAGCCCGCATAGGCCATTCCGCTCTACTGTCACAACAAGCCGATGCCCGGCTAATTGGCTACACGGCCACACTGCCCCAGGCTTGTTTGCCCATGCGTAGGTATCCCTTGCACCCAGCCACATTACATACCCATCCCCGTTGTCGCGTTTGCTAAGTCGCATTTGTTTTCTCCTTTGTGTAATTCGCTATGATGCTTCTTGCACAACCATTGAATATCGAACCAGTGTTCTTTCACATGCCCAAGAAAATGATGACCCTCACTCTTCGGTTCGCCGCAAACCTCGCATGGCAAGCGAATAAGATATCCACCACGAATAGCGTTGTTGACTGCATGATGGGCGGCCACCTGATCGGGATAAAGCAACCGTTGTCGGACAGCAGCACGGGTAGCAGCACGAGCGCGGGCGGCCCGGCCTGTCGGAGTGAGTCGATAGGCTGCGTTGTACACTCTTCGCTGTTTTTTGGTGTAGGCCACTCCCGTTTCTCCAAAATTACAAATTGCCCCTATTGCCACAACAACTCTAGAGCCACGATTGATTAAGAGCATATCCCCCATCGGTATCCCGCTCAATCGCGGGAGTACCATTCCGCCCTTGTCTGCCCGCCTTTGCGGGGATAAAGCCTTTGGGGAATAGGGCACGACTAAGTGAATAAACAACGTGATAACCCATATCCATACCGCACCCTCCCACTACAAGCCCACCCCGCTTGTAGTCATGCCTATAGCCTAGCGCTTTGGCAGCATAGCCCGTGAGACATGCCATTCCCCCCCTGCGGACCGTATACAAGTCGATATGTCGCGTCATGCCCGATGCCGATACTGACCGGAGTATGGTGTAGACCTTGCTACCCGGACGCAGGAGTTTGCGTAATTGCATGATTGCTTCCGCCCTCTCTTGCTCTTTCAATTGCTTTTTCGTCGCCATGTTTTTCCTTTAACTGTTATAGGACTCTGCACAAGACTCGTCGCAAAATGCTTGATCCTTATCTTTAGGCACAAACAAACTGCCACACCATTTGCATTCCTGCTCGTATCCTTCGCCCATACATGGATCAATCCAGCTAGACGGGCAACCTGCCTCATGGCAGACATGCCCGTTAATGCTCATTATCTCGCAATCAGGACAGCTAAGCCTTGCCATGTTTCCTCTCTTGTTAAACTCAGCAGAACAAACTCATCCGCACCTTGCGGGGTTAGGCGGATGAGGGAGGGGGGAGAAAATGTGCTAGACGCGACACGCCGTAGCCCTTAAATCGACTCCTAGGGCCATAACTACCTTAATCTCGCTAGTTAGCTTGAGGCGGACGATTATCGCATCCATTGCCACTTGAACGGCCTCGGATAGATCGGACGCCACTACTCGCTCCTTTTCGCCATTCTCGAAAGTCACGTCGTATGTTTCCATTCTTTTTTCCTCTCAACAGTGTATCCCCGATGCAATGATATACCACACAATCCAGTTAGCGTCAAGTTACAAATCGTCTATTTCGTCCCCGCGAGCCATACGGCAGGCATTGCTTTGCCCTAAGCGCTTCTCTTGTCGTTTTGCTCGCTTGTTCTCCCTACGACAGGCTGGGGAAGAGCATGTTACGTCATTGGTGCGGGCAGCAAAACAGCGCTTGCACACGCGGCAATACGTGCTGTGCGGTGCGGGTTTATCGTCGCGTGGTGGACGATTCCCGCTATCATGGTATCGCTGGCAAGCTAGACGATTCCCTTCCCTTCGCTTGATTCTCTCTTCATACTCGTATCCGCTGATCCACCCCTTATCATGGTGGTACTCGGTGAAGCAAGCTGAAGAGCAACAGAGCTTGTGCTTGGGGGATTTCCATTCACGGCCGCAGATAACGCATTTGTTTTTCATAGAGGGGATTTTACAGTTTAGCTAATCCGTAAGTGTAATTCCCATCCTCTTGGCGTATCGGCGTACTGCCCGACGACCGGCCTTATCCGCTTCATCAACTTGTACTCCACGATGCCGATTTACGTCGATGGGCCCATTCTCGCTGATATGTTTGTCATATGCCGTTCGGTAAACGTCGTTTACTCTAGGATCAAACACGGATAGCTCGCTCATACTCATCGGTTCCGCCACCCCACCCGTTACACTCCAGCCGCTAAGATCGGCGTCAAACATAGCTTTCCTTTTGTTAGTGTTCGGTCAAACCCTCCCATGCCTTGCAGGGATCATGGGAGAGGGGAGGGGAGAAAATGTGCTAATCCGGTTCGCCAGCATCATCGGCAGCGTCGGGGTGTTCGGCATCGGCTTCATTCTCTGCCTGTACAATAAGGGCATAGCACGCCGGACAGATATCAGGCAAATGAATATCAGCATACATGTAAGGCTGGAATGTATCCCCTCTTGCCCTTGCTTGTCCTTTATCACAATCGCACAACGAGCGTCCAGCATTGGTCCCGCTCAGTGTAAGGTGGATCATTTTCATTCTCCCCTTGTTAGACTCGGCAGAACAAACCCATCCGCACAATGCGGCAGCACGTTCAAGCGCAGGTAGGGTATACTTGTTTTTCATACTACTTTCAAACAGGATAACTCAACCATCCCCCGGCGAGATACTAGCGTATTTAGCCTTTCGCGGCAAATCCGCAATCTTTTTTGTAAAGGAACAATTTCATGCAATTCTGGCAAATGGCGGATTGCGTCTAATTCCTCGATAAGGCCTTGTGTTTCCCGACAAAATTCTTCCCACGGGAGTAGCGAGATTGTGTTCTCCAATTTCGGGGAAGCGATGAAAAACCCCCCCTCAGTCACGTAGTCGGCTTGAGCAATCGCATTTTTCACAATCTCTTTTGATGCTTCACCTATGCGCCGATAATCCTTCCCATTTACAGGCCGGAGTGTATCAATCGCTAGGAGTATTTTCGCCCTAGCCTCGGCTAACTCAGCAATCCGCCGTGTGATTCTGCCATCAATCGTGATTGAATCAGATTCGCGGATAGGAGGGCTATCAGTAACTACAATCGGCTTGCTCATTTGGGTAGTCATGCTCGAATTATACCCTACGTTGGGGAAGGAAGCAAACAAGCTCATTCCTCAATAACTCAATCAGGAAGAGCGGACGTTCGGGGGGTCAGCCAAAAGCCAAAACAATGCCCCTAGCGTCGATCAATTGATTCTTTGGGCAATCACCATTAGGGGGCACATGGATTCATTTTGGGATAACCCAATAGCGGACACGGGAGGAATAGCTATCAGGGAAAATACGCCCCCTAGCGTTACTCAGGATCGACGAGAAGCGATAGGAATGAGTCAGAATACCCCCGGCCCCTCAGAATGCGGCAAATCGACTCCCAGGCCCCAATCCGTTGAATGCGACAATGTGGACGTGTCTGGCGAAGAGCAATCGCCATGCCCTATAACCCAAAACAAACCCTATAACCCATAGGTTAGGTTAAAGGTAGTAAGTCATGGGGTGGCTCTTACTTGACACCATTTCTACTTCTCTCGCGTGAAGAAAAATAATACATACATACATACACACACACACACACACGCATACGCACATGCGCACATAGAGGGGGAGTGGGAATGGTGTCAAGTAGGAACCACCCCCTGACTACCTAACATACGTTAGGGTCAATACGTGTTATTGAGTCAATAATGGGGTTTACCCTAATACTAACCTAACATACTGTGGGATTAATCACGCTGGCGAACGGGTAATTACTGTATAGGGCGTATAGGACACTGCAATTTTTGCAGTCGCGGGGTGACTATTGAGGCGTTTAGGCATCATTCACTCTCGTCATGTGGCGTTTAGGCATCATCATGTGGTGTTTTGGCATCATGCCGTCATAAACCTACCTTTGGCATCCTGGGAGTCTGGGAGTATCGTCTTAGAGTATCATCCATGCCCATGAGATAAGATAACTGCCTGATACTGTTGGACTTAACTCAGTCCTATGGGCTTAACATAATATATGTTATAGGACTAAGACGGGGTTTGCGTGTAGATGCACACGTTATTATCGGACCCTGGCCTTGTTATCGGGCGTACCCCCACGGTCCCACCCTTGGTTTCTCATGCGGGGAATCGAATATCGTATATCTATTACCAGTAAGGATTTACGTTTTCTGAGTTATACAACTTATACGGTATAACTTTCATTCCCCCCGTAAGGGTAGTCCGTGTGAATCTGCAAAATAATTCGGTTTTTACTGGACACGGGGCTGGTTATGTGGTATAATAGAGTGTTCTTTTCTTTTTTCCTTGTCCCTTATCGCGAGGAAAATATGCGACTATTCTGGGATTCTCAACCTGATCCAGATGATTCGGTGGATGAGGATGAGGTTGTTTAATCTCTGACACTTCAGTCAATCTGTAAGACAAAAAAGAAGCGGTGAATACGATGCAGTGTGATGATTATGACTATTCGCAATGGGGTGCGAGATATTGGCGATTCATCCGTCACCTCCGAGGGGAGTGTAGCCGTTTCTTTTCTCATCCGAAG